TCCCAGCCCGGCACGCGCTTGTTGTCCGCGCCGACGATCCCCTTCAAGCCCACGCGCATCATGCGTTCGGCGATCGATGGCCCGCCGTCTTCGCTTTTGGTCGCGGGATCGGCCGCCACATAGGACAGCGTCTCGCCCTTGGCCATGCGGCTCAGGATGCCCAGCGCCACTTCCTCGGCGGTCAGTTTCAAGCCGACATTGGGGCCGGCCGCGCCATACCATTCGCGATACCGCACTAGGGCGCCGCGCGGAAATTGCGGCAATTCACCATCCGACACGGCCCACCATCCGAAGCTGAAAGGCCGCGCGCTACCCCAGTCGAACGAGCCGAACCGCGTCCAGTAATCGGGCAAGGCGACGGGTGGCACGACGATCGACGGATGCCAGCAATCGAAGAATGCGCCTTCGACCACATCCCAATTGCCTTCAAGCCAGGCTTTGACCAGGGCCGCGCTGCCGGTCTGGCGCAACCTGGCCACATAGGCCGGATCGTTCTCCATCAGGATGCGGTTGTCCGACACACGGGCCGGGATATAGACCCGCTCTAGCCCGTTCTCGTCGGTAATAATCTTCCAGCCCAGCGGCGCGGGGTCGATGTAGCGCGCCTTGACCCATGTATGCCCCGGCCCGCCCGGGTTGGCTGTTCCGTGCATCTGACACGGCACGCCCGCGCCCGATCGCAGGACGCCGTGCATCTTCATGACCGGCTTGGGATCGGGAAAGTTGGTCAGCTCCTCAAAAAACACGTCCGTATAGTCGTGCCCCTGGTATTTCTCCGCGTCGGTATCGCGCTCCAGCGGGCGGAATTTCAGCGTGGCGCCGTTCGGAAACAGCCACGTCTTGGGCTGCTCGCGCCATTCCGCGCCCATCTGAAAATAGATCTCCTTGCTACGCTGGATCGCCGCCTCAAGCTGCGGCAATTCGCGGCGAAAGAAGATCCCCTTGGCGTAGCGGCCATGGCGTTTCTGCTTGATGGCAAACTTGCCCAGCATGCCATCGGTCTTGCCGCCGCCGCGTGCGCCGCCATACAGGATCTCATAGACCGGGCACTTGACCAACGCCGCCTGCGGTCCTGGCTGCGGCGCCCAGGCTATCGGGGCGTGTGCTGTTTCGCCCATTCGTCCGTGCTCAAGGGTTCGTCGGAAACGTCGGCCAGTTCATGCGTGATGCGCTGTTCCACCCGGTCGCGCCATTCGTCCGGGTCGGCGTTCTTGAGCGCAAAAATGTGCAGCGTGACGCGCGGTCCGGTCTCGCCTCCGAGCAGTCCGTTTTCCAAAAAAAGCAGCCTTTTCGCCTTGGCAATCTTTACGGCGTCGGAAAACTCCGGGTGATGAACGCACCATTCATAGACCGTATCCTTCGCCACGCCGATGGTTCCGGCGAACGCGGTCAGGCTCAACCCGCGCCCCATGCACTCGATCACCTCGTCGCAATAATGCGGGCTGTATTTGCTCGGGCGTCCACCGCTCATCGTATCACCATCGCTTTCGTGGCCTGTTGTTTCATCACCATCTCGACGCAGTATGCCACGACCGCGGCGTCTACCAGCTCCTTGCAGTTCCCCGACCGTCCCATTGCTCGGATCGCCTCTCGAACGGCTGCCGTGGCTTCGCGGGAAAGGAAAACCTGCATCCGCTGCGGATCGTGGCGGCTCATGCCATCCACCCGTGCAGTCGCCCGTACCAGTGCGCGATGTCCTTCGAAGCGAACCCGGCGAGGTAGATATCCGCCCACCATTGCCACACTAGCGGCCGGTCCTTCGGGATCTCGTACAGGTTGGCTTTCATGCGACGCGCACCGCCTGACCGGCCGGCGTGAACCCGCTCACCTTGGCGACAGGATTGCGAACGCCGTTCATCCACCGCTCGATTTGCTGGCTCGTGATCTCGACGTGGATCTGATCGCGAATTCCGGCCAGAACCTCTTGCGCCTGGTAATGCGCCGCGTCCTGGCAATGCAGCCAGAGCGACGTGTACCAGCCCTCTGACTTCGCCCTGTCCGCCAATTCTCCCCGGCAAAAGTCGTCAACGTATTCGCGCTGCAGAAGGTTGATCCGCCGCGTTTTTTCCTCCCACGGCTTCGACGGCGAGGCTGGCGCAGATGACCGGTGCCCACGCTCAGACGAGCCGCGATCGGTCAGACGAAGGCACTCCTCGCGGATGCTTTGCAGCGTCGGCCAGCGTTCGACCTTGTGGCCGCGCCGGACGTTGCGCCATGCGGTCTCGATGATGTCCGGCTTGAATTCCGCCAGATCCTCGACGTAGGGCCGCATTCCGACGATGGCCAGGCGCAGCAATTCGGTTTCGTCTTCGGCGCGGAACGGCGGATAGTACAAAACCAAAATCTCCTCAAGGATCGACCGGACACGTCCGAGGTGCGACGCCGGCGAGTGCTGCTGCAATGCGCTCAGCACGTCCGACGGATCGGGCTTGGTTGGTTTCGCCATGGTGTAAATCCCCCTCGGGCAACGGTTTGGTTCGGCGCGCAATGGCGCGGGATATCGGCTTGTCGAAGAAATTCATGCTGCTGGGCAGCCAGTGCGGACCTTCGGATTCCCTGGCTTTGGCGATCACGTCGCGCAGCGTCGGCAGGATGTCGATATCCAGGTCCGCGCCCTGTCTGATCCATTCCGGAACCCTGGCGCCGTGAATTCGGCAGTTCGGATCGTCCCATGCGCCGATGGCGTCCAAGGCTTCCCTGATCGGATCTCTCTCGCCCGCGCAGTCACCACCATCTTTCTTACTTAACTGTCCCTGTCCCTGTCCCTGTCCCTGTCCCTTGGGATCGTTAGAGGACTCCATATCGCATCCTTGCGGGATCCTTATGGGATCCTTGTGGGATCCTTGTGGGGTGCCATTTGCCCACCTTGTGGCATTCCCCTTACGACTCCTCTCGCGTTGCTTCTGCTTCTTCTCCCACGCCTCGTTTGCCTTCTCGGCAACCACCGGGTGATAGATCCGGCCATCGGAACAGCGGACCCATCCGCGCAAAGCGTGGTCCTTAACTTTCTTCCATGCGCCACCAGCCTGCGACAGATGGGCCAGCATCTTGTCGTTGTCCGGCAGGCTCGCCGCAGGCGTCTGGTGCCAGGAGACAAGCCACAAGGTCAGGGCTGCGACCTTCTCAGCGGCGTTGCCCAATACCCATGTCTCCGAGGTCAGCAGGCGCTGAACGTCCAACGGCATGAAAGCGAAGTCGGACAGATCGACATCGGCCGCGACCAAAGGTGCGGGAAACTCGCTCATGGACTCATTCGCTCCCATTCCCGCGCAACGATGGTCTGGATCATCGGCCAGCCCGCCTTGAGCACGCTGCGCCGTGGCCTCAATACCGCCATCGCTTCCTTCGCCAGCACGCCTTGAGCGCGCCAGTAGGCAACCTGTTCGGCGGCGATTTCTTCGGCCTGGGTCATTCGGCCGCGAACAACATCGGCTGACTGCCGACGCGCTCTTCCTGTTGGAGGAACTTCACGCCTTGCTGCCAGTAGGCCGGGTGTAGCTCTGTCCCGATAAACCGCCGCTGCGCGCGGAGCGCGGCAACTCCTTCGCTCGCAATGCCGCCGAACGGCGAAAACACCACGTCACCTTTATTTGTCCACAATTCGACCGCGCGACCGGTGATGTTGAGCGGCATGGGACACAAATGCTTTTCCGCCTGCTCATCCCGCGCAGCATCGACGTTCAAAACATCAGTCGATCGCATCGCCGCGTGATCGCCGGAGCCGGACGGAACATCGTTCCAGATAGTGTTAGGATGGCCCGCGCAGGCGTCCTGCATTTGGTCGGGCAATGCGTGCCATGTCGGGTAGGCGAGATCCTGCCACCGCTCCAGCGGCACCTTGTCCTTGGGATGCGCGACCGGACGAACTAACTCCTCTTCGCCCGGCTTTGCCCATTTCCGATAGACCATCAGGTACTCAGGCATGCCGACGCGGCAGAAGCTGGCATCGCCTTGGAATGTCTTCCAAAGCAGCCCATGCGCGTTGGTTTTCGCCCGCTCCAGGACCGGATCGCGGTTGATCGTAATCCGGCAGTGGAAGGTGAAGCCTTCCTCGATATGCACCCGCGTACATTCATCGGAAAAGGCGCGCAGTCCAGAAGATCCGTCCTGACTAGCGTTCTGGTAATAGACCAGATCCTTGACGTGAATTGCGCTAATGCGGCCCGGCCGGAGGATGCGGAATTTTTCGCGCACCATGAAACGGTACTGCTCGAAAAACTCCGCGTCGTCGGCCACATTACCCATGTCCGCCACCGATTCCGAGTAAACGTAGAGCGACGAAAACGGCGGCGAATAGACGGCCAGATCAACGGACGCATCCGGCAATCCGCGCGCGAAGGTCACGCAATCGGCGTTGTAGAATGCCCAGTCTTTCCCGTTCGCCTGGTCCATGACTTCCATATCGATCCCCCTATGCGGCAAGCCAGGAAGGCAGCGACGCGCGCACCTTCGGCTCGTAATTAATCTTCACCCCACGCGAAACATGCGCCTCTGCCATTGCGGCGCGCATGGCGTCTTTCATCACGGAATGGTCAGTTGATTTGCGGCTGATCACGTTCCAGATCGATGCCTCGGTATCGGCCATCGCGACGTGAACTTCGACCGAGCGCGTCTGGCCGAAGCGCCAACAGCGGCGGACAGCCTGATAGAAACTCTCGTAGCTGAACGAAAGCCCGACGAATGCCATGCGCGCGCAATGCTGCCAATTCAGTCCGAACCCGGCGATCGACGGCTTTGTGATCAGAACACGCGCGGTGCCGTCGCTAAACGCGATGAGCCGTCGCTCCTTTGTCTCGGACGGCATGGACCCGCGCACCTCGACTGCATCGGGCAGAAGCGCGGTCAAGGCATCTGCTTCGTAATCCGTGTCGCACCAGATTACCCAGCTCTCACCGGGATCAGCGGCCACGATTTCGGCGATACGCTCGGCACGAGCGGCAACGGTCAACCGCTTCTCCCGATGAATTGCCGTGGCCGAGGTGTCCGGCAGACGCAATAAAAGTCCGTTCGTTTCTTGCGAAACGTCAGCCGTCACCATGTGCTTGTGCAGGTTCATTTTCGGAAGAACGAACCCATCGTCCGAGTATCCGAGGTCAGAGGGCATGCTGATCGCACGCGACCATGAGGCGACCCAGGCCCAAAACGGCCGGACAGCGTGACGCTTGATGCGGTATCGGCCCATGTTGCGCTGATCGGCGATGAACCACCGGGCCAGCATCTCAGGCGAATCCATGACAGAAAGAAATTGAGAGTGCTGCCCAAGCTCCATGTGATCGTTCGGCGCGGGCGTCGCCGTCGCGGCAAGCCGGAACCCGATCGGCTTGGCGAAATCCATGAGGGCGCGCGTCGTCTTGCCAGTGAACGACTTAATCAAACTGCTTTCGTCAAGAACGATGCCGCCGAACACGTCATTCCGAAAATGGTGGAGCATCTCGTAATTGGCGATATTGATGCCCGCGCCCACCTGATCAGCATTCCGGACGACCCGCGCTTCAATGCCAAACTTGGCAGCTTCACGCGCATGTTGCGGCGCAACGGCAAGCGGCGCCAGCATCAGCACAGGTTTTTTTGTGTACTCGGCAACGACGCGGGCGAAATCCAGGGAAATGAGCGACTTGCCGAGGCCGGTATCCAAAAATGCGGCACCACGCCCGGCGCGCAGAAGGAAGTCAGTAACATCGCGCTGGTACGGAAACATCGCGGCATTCAGTTCCGGTACGTTTTTAAGCCCTGATGGCTGCGCGGCGATATGCTTCGAGCGCAAGAAATCCATGTAATCTTCGTTCATCGCCCCACCCGCTCATGCTCAACAAACGCCCAACTCTCCCCGGCCACAACATCCCGCGCCACCAGATCCGGACGCGCCTTGCAGAGTTTCGCATCGGCAACAGTCGCGCCCTCAGGAAACCGGAAAGACCGGGCATCGTTGCCGCGCGCAGCGTCCAGCGCCGCCATGTACAGATCCTTCTGCGTGGCGCGCTTGCCGTCCAAAGCCCAGCACGTGGCGCTGTCGGCATCGGCGCGGCGCGTCTCGACCGGCGTTCCGATCCATTGCACGCGCTCCGGCCCTAAGACGCGGACGGCGCGCAGCATCGGCGTTCCGAATGCGCTCAACGCGGCAAAGACGCTGTCGGGGCAGCCGAACGGGTTCATGCGGCCTCTGCAAGTCGCAGCGTTTCAACCATCTGAATCCGCTCTCCAATCCAACGCATGACCGGAACCGCCATGCTGTTTCCGAGCGCCTTGTAACGAGGTCCATCAGCAGCGGGCTTGCCGCGGTACGGAACAAGCGTGTAATCGTCGGGAAAGCCTTGTAGGCGTTCGCACTCGCGCGGGGTCAGGCGACGGACGGCCATGTGTGGTGCTGGCTGGACTGCGAACGGTGACTTCTCAAAAGCGCGCATGCAGTCAATACGACCCTCGGAAATGCCGAGGCTTAATCCGTCGTTGCCGCTCTTGTGCATGTTGAACGCCACTGGCGGCGTCTGGCTCTTGATAAGCGCCGGGGCAAAATTCTCCATCATCTCTAAGTTCTGGCTGGAGCCGCGCTGCCATTCAAAAGCAACCGGCACCAAAGGCGTGCCGCGCCCGCATTCGTCTTCGCCGGCGTCAAAGCCTTCGCCGCGCAGCGTGTGGGCGATAAACGTCTCGGCAGATGGATCTTGCCGTCCGCTTGCCGTATGGCTTGCCGACAAGGCCAGGGCCACGTCCGGCGCGTATTGTCCAGTGATCAGCAGTCCTGACTCAGCATCTTGCTGAGTCGCGCTCCCTGCTGCCTTGCCGTTGGCGTTTAGCGTGCCAGTTACCAGTCCTTCGGCTGTATCCGCGCAAGTGCCGTATTTTCGGCCACCGCCCGAAGAGCCCGCATTAAGGCAGGGGGCAATTCCTTCCCCCGTTTCCCGGCGCGGCGCAGGATGCCCTTGCAGGCTGTGGCGCTCAAAAAGTACCGCTGCGGCACGTCGCCAATCTCCAAGATATCCGACAACGAACACGCGACGGCGGCGCTGTGGAACTCCGAAGTGCTGAGCGTCAAGCACTCGGTAGGCGAACCCATACCCGAGTTCGACCATGCCCCCGAGGATGGCTCCAAAGTCCCGTCCTCCATTTGAAGACAGGACTCCGGGCACGTTCTCCCAAACGAGCCAGCGGGGGCGCAGGCGATCAGCCAAGCGGAGATATTCAAGTGCCAAGTTGCCGCGGTCATCTGCCAATCCGCCTCGGAGGCCCGCGATGCTGAAGGATTGGCAGGGGGTGCCGCCGACAAGAAGGTCAATTGGCTCATACTGTCCAGCCTCAATCGTGGTGAAGTCGCCATGCAGCGGGACGCCGGGATAGTGATGCGCCAAAACCGCGCGGGGGAATTTCTCTATCTCCGACAAGAACGCAGCACGCCAGCCCAGCGGATGCCAAGCAACGGAGGCGGCTTCAATGCCGGAACAGACGGAGCCGTAGATCATGCCGCCACCTCGAACAAATCCGGCTGCATGCCGATCGCCCGCATGTACAGGACCAACAATTCCTGCTGCTCCTCGCGCTCGGCTGCGTCGGTCTTGCGGATCTTCAAAATCTGGCGAATCACCTTCGCGTCAAATCCCGCGCTGGTCGCCTCTTTGAAAATGTCCTTGATGTCCGAAGCCAGGTCGGCGCGCTCGACTTCCAGCCGCTCCACGCGCTCGATGATCGATTTGAGCCGATCGCCAGCAATCCCACCCACGTCAGCCATTCCAGCGACTCCCCTTCGGAACGTCGAAACCGGCATATTTCAGCATCTGTCGAATCAGATCGGGCGTGCGCTTGTGCTTGTTCGCGATCCGCACGACGTTGGCGTAGGTCTGGTCCGGCGTGTATTCGGCGATGATTAAATTGCGGAACTCTTCCCGCTTCATCTTCGGGCCACCCGTAAATTCGTGCGCGCCCGGTGCCTGATAGCCGTGCGCCTTCATCATCTTGCGCAGCCAGGACATGGTGATGCCCTCGTCTTTGCAGATGGCCTGCATCTCTTCGATGGTGTGGCGCTCGGTCAGTCGCTGGATGATCACTTGCACGCGGCGCTTGGCGTGTGCTTCCCGGCTGATGTTCGAGCGCTGGCCGTAGGACGCGCGCACGCCTTCGCGGAAAGTCTGGAATTCCAGCTCCCGATCCAACTTCACCGGCGCAGCGCCAACGACTGGCATCAGATACACGGTCGGCAGTCTCGTCGGTTGATTGCGCGCCAGCCATTCGGCCTGCATTTCCTGATCGCTCGGCATATCTCCCCTCCCTCTGTTCTGGGCCCGTCGCCACGCGCGCTGTACGCTCCGGCCGTTGGTTCTTCTTCGCTGTCCGCACACACAATGCGACTGCTAGGAAACGGCCGAATGTCACCAGGGCGTGGCGACGGGTTCGGTTGCCTGACTGTCATGCGGATTCCTTGCGGATCGTGACCACGTTGCGACCCTTCGCCAGCATTCGGCGCAGCTTGGTCAGTCGCCATCCGAAGCGGTCTTTCCATCGGTCATAGGCTCCGGCCACGCGCTCCAAAGCCCGCGGCGAATAATTCGAGGTTTCGGCGTCGGTCAGGGCGTCGGCGATGTCGCGGCCCATTTCCCAAAGCTCGATCTGCGCGCCTTTCAGCCCGTGATCGTCTTCCTCGCGCTGTTCCTTCTCGACCATGTCCCAGCCCTGGATGCGGGCCAGCTCACGCGACACAAGCGGTTCGCCGGCCTCCGCTTCAAGCTGCAGGACGATATCGATCGGCATGAAGTCCGGTGCCTGCGGATCGCCGTAGCGATGCAGCGTGGATTTGCCGACACGGGCGATATGCGCGGCCTGAACGCATCCCCCGACCCGCTCCAGCAACCGGCGGGTGGCGGCTTTCAAGGCATAGTCACTGGCGTTCATTGGGACACCCTCCCCCGGCGTTCCCGTTGAGCGGGTCCGCGTTCATTGCCACTTTTGCGATATGAGATTGATTGGAGACATTGCGCGCCTCGTGATCCGGCGCACCGAGACGAAACGCGCGTTGCAGCGGCGGCATCTCATCGGCGAATGCGGCGGCCTCGCGCAGGCAGGCGACAAGATGGTCGTTACCGGCGATGCGGGCGCGCAGATCCTGGACGATGACCAGCGACCGGGCGAGGTTGAAGGCCAGATCGGAAAGGTGTTGCTGGTTGCGCGGGGTCATGCCCTACCGCCTTCCAGCATGGGGCCAGACTCGACGCCCGGCCCCACACCGCCTACCGTGGCAGTTGCGACACCATCCACGGCGAGAGATTCACAATGCCCGAGAAAGGACTCAGCGTTTCCTGCCCGTACTGCGGCCAGCATCATTTCGTACCGCTGTGGGATGTCAGCCCCGCAGACGAAACGCACATCTTTTGCAGGGGCTGCGGCGAGGAATTCCATGCGGCAAACACCGAAGCCCATGAGCGCATCGCAGAACTCCGTGAGGACCACCCTCACCTCGTCCCGCAATGGGCTATCCGGAAACCATGACCAGATCCGTAGGATCAGATCGCGCGCCTCGCTACCCCTGACCCAGGCGCAACATCCGGGGCTGGGATACGCCTCGTTGGCCGAAAAGGGCGCGTCGTGACGGCGGGTCGGTGTGTTGCGCGGGGTCATGCGGCGGATTCTTCGGCAGAGTCGAAGAAATCACCCCAACTTACCGCTCCATCGGTGATCGCCATGATCTTCATGAGCGTCTCAGGGCGCGGCCTACGCTCGCCGCGCTCCCACTTGATGACCGCGCGCTCCGAGGAATCGACGCGAGATGCCAATTCTTCGACGGAAAGACCTTGGGTAAGGCGCCATTGCTTGAGTTTCATACCCACAAAACTTACCCAATTAGG